TTAAGTCTACCTGTGATACCATCATACATAAACTGTGCAGCATCTGCAGCTTTTCTTATTTCATCTTGAGGTAAACCTTTTGCTTCACCTTCGCTTATTATTTTTCCTTTTAATTTATCAAACTGACTACCTGCTACGTTAGTATTAATACCATTCCTAGCTAAACCAATAGCACCTGATAATTGAAAGATATAACTGTTAACAAGTTGTTCAGCATCTTCTACTAGTAAGTCAGTAAAAGCTAAATCTTCTAGTTCACCATCTGGATTAGTTACTTTAATTGTAGTACCTTCATTTAAAACCATACGATTTCTAGCTCGTTTATGTGACCTAGGTATGTTAGACAATGTAAGTATTTCTGTAACAACATCTATCTCATCTAATTCAAATCCTTCTGCTTTAAGCATATCACCTAAATCTTCTAAAGTCATTTCACTAGAATCAGGTATATCTCTTTTTGCAATTTTAGAAGATGTTATACCTTTTCTATAAGCTACTGCAATCTTGTTTATATAATTACCTACTGTATCAATGTCTGCTACTTTACCTTTTTTAGTTAACATCTTTGTTACTTGATCTTCTATATTTAACTGCTCTCTACGTATAGATGTCTCAATTAGTTCATCTAAATATTCATTAGCTTTATCTCCATACCTTGCTTTTATTTGTGCAATTCTATCATTATCAAAGATACGAGACATGTAAAAAGGATTTTTTCCTAATAACTTCTTAGTAAAACCTGATACATCAGCTTCAGCAGCTAACTCTGCTAATCTGTTTTGTACCCTACTAATCTCTTCAGCTACTATTTTTATATCATCAGTTACGTTCTGTCTATCTATTCCTCTCACATAACGTGATACAGCCCTATTAAACTCTGCAACACTTGTTCCTGTTTCTTTAACAAACCTTGCTTGAGCTTTTGGTAAGAGGGTTGCTAAACGATCACGAAATACACCTTGTAAAGATTCAGCAATCTCTGAAGCAGATACATTAGTAGCTAACTTTCCACCTTCATATCCAGTAAAGTTGCCTCCTAAAGCTCTGCCAGTATATCTAGCCCAAGCTATATTTGAAGCTCCCATTCTAGCAGTAGTAGAAATTAACTCACGTAAACCAAACATACTCCATCCAGCTTGTTGAGGTAATGTAGCTACGTCTTCATTTTTTAGTTTAGTAAAACTTTTAACCTGTTGTCCACCTTTTGTAGACTCAAGAAAAGCTTCACCTGTTAGTTCTCTTGCTATAATCTTTTCAGCTAAAGCATCTACGTTAAACTGATCGTGAAATAGTTTTTCAGAAGGTGTAAGTTCTTTACCCATTACAACTTTCTGTGCAATTTTAGAACGTTGCCCTGCTTTTTGGAAGGCTATTCTACCTGCATTTAAACTACCACCTAATAGAGCACCTACTCCTCCAGCAATAAACACATCATTAGCATCAATATCATACTTAACATTAGCTCTAATACCTTCAAAAGCTGCACTCTCTGCTGCTGTAGCTAGAGCACCTACCTTAAAGGCTCTCTTAACGTTGTAAGCTTGTTTAATAGTACCTGCAGTAAGAGCAGCTGCACCACTTACAGGAGTTCCAGCAGTAGTTGCAGCAGCAGTAAGACCTAATATAGCAGACCATTCAAAAGGATCAAACATCACAGAAAAAGCATTAGCTGCTATACCTGTAAAACCATCAGCTTCTAGTCTTTTACGATTATCTAACGTTTTTAAAGCAAACTCTCTCTGCTTCATAGCTGTTTGAAAACCATTATCTTTAGCATCTTCTAATATTTCTTTAGCTGCTTCTATAGGTAAACCTTCTGTTAAAGTTTTAATTAACTCAGGAGTAAAGTTGGTAATAGGTGCACCAATGTCAACAGTAGTTGCTTTATCAATACTGTCTCCCAAAGCTTTTATAGATAAGTTTTCACTATAAGCTGTACCAGCACTTTCAAAAAAACTTCTGTCTGATTTCTCACTATCTTCTTTCATCTGAGAATCAAAAAGAGCAGATTCAGACACAGTCTGTGATAGAGGTATTTTAGTATCATCAGCCTCTAGTGTCTTTAACATTTCATCTAAGGTTACTGTTGACATTTACATTTCCTTTTTTAATTATGTACCTTTATACTGAAAGGTTAGCATCACTTACAGCATTAGCCATTTCAAAAGCACGTTCTTTGGTTTGTTTAGCCCATTTATTTAAGACAGTTTTACCATCTTTAGTCTTACTATATAGCATTTCAAACTTAGCTTTAGCTAAAGCTTCAGCTTGTTCAGTAGACCCTTCTTCATACTGACCTGCTTCTTTAATAGCTGCTGTAAATTTTTTCCAAGTTTTTGGAAGGTTAGTTACACCTAACTGGTAGCCCATACTAATGATAGCTGTCTGTGCTTCCTCTGGTAAATTTCTAAAACCTTGCATTTCTTTTTCTAGATAGTTACCAATCTTCTGTACTTTTAATTTTAGTACTGCTACACCTTCTTCTTTTGTAACATTGTTAACATCTTTAATCAAAGCTTTCTCATCAGCCTCTAAAGCAGGTAAATAGAAACCAAAGCCTACTGACTTATCTTTACCATCTGCATAAGGTGTGCTAGAGAAACCTTCTTGAGTTGCTATCATGTTAGCTGTTTTTTCTTCTGTAGTATTACCTTCTATAATCACTTGATCTCCTGTTGGTTGGTTACTTACTTTTGTATTATCTAGAGTACTATCTGCACTAGCTGTACTAATAGGCTTAATTTGATCTACAATATTACTTGCAGTATTTACAACATCATCTAATAAAGAAGATTGTTTATCCTTATCCGTACTTTTAATTGTACCCATTTCAGTTATAACATCATCAGCACCAAAACCCTCAAAGTCTTTTGCTTTTTTTATTTCATCTGCTATAAGATTAAAAATAGGGTCAGTTAAAGATTTACCTAACCTTGTTGATAAAGCTCCTATTGCTTCTGAGTTTTGAACCATAGGATCACCAAATGAATTTAGTACATATTTAATAACTGATCCTACACTAGTATTAAGGTCTGAACGTTTAAGTGTACCCATTTCAGTTGTTATAGTATCATAGTCTTCACTACTTGGCTTTGTAAATGTACCTACTTCTATAAAATCTGTTTTAGGGGCTGTTGTTGTAGAATAACTAGTTGAACCTTCTGGTACAATTTCTTTTGTCAAAGTATTAGCAAACTCCTGTAATACAACTTTCTGACCTTTCTTACTTAATATTTTACTTTTACTGTAAGGAACTCTAAACATACCTATAAATTCTCTACCTTTAGCTATATTATATAAGTTAATACTTACTTGATTAGGGTCTTTACCTAAAGGTTCAATAGCAACATCTATACTTTTAAGATCATCTTCATTAAGGTTAGGAAAAGTTTGTTTCACGTATTGTCTTACTACTTTAGACTCAAGCAATACTTTATTAAACTCTGGTAAAACAACTTCAGGTTTTAAGGGAGAACCTACATCAGTATTTAAATGTTTAAAAGCATAGTTCTTACCAGCACCTGATTTTATTATAGTGTAATCTGCTTCAGCACTTGTTATTGCCTTTTCTACTACTTCTTCTTCACTTAAGCTTGGATCACTCATTTGAATGTAGTGAGCACGTTCTGTAATATCTGGTAAGATTGAAGCAGCATTAGTAACTTCAGATAAGTCTGCTCCTCCAAAAAGCCTTTGAAGAAGATTGTTCCTATTTACTTTAGTAGCTAGTAGCTTTTTTAAAGAATCAGATTTTTTATAGTTTTTAATATCTATCTTACTAATTACATTAGCAGCATTATTATAATTAATAGGTTGTCTTGGAGTAAGAGCTACTTCTGGATCACTACCTTCTGCATCTAAAGTCATCATAGTTTCAGGTTGGTATGTGCCAGTGGTTGCTTGTTCTCTAATATTTGTTTCCATAGCTAAAAACAATTTATGTGCATCATCACCAATAAGTTTAGTCATGTTATTGTTTGCGTTTTTTAAAGACTCCCAAATTAAATAACTTTGTTCTATAAGAGCATTATCGTCATCTGAAGTAGCAACAGTAGTTCCGTCTATATATTGAATACCCTTTTTTAATTCTGCTGTTATATTTGCAGGTACATGTCCAATTTGAGCAAATAACTTAGCTCTAGAAGTTTTACTTTGAAACTCAGGTCTTTGTATTAAAGCAGTAACATATTGATCTTTCTCAGCTGTAGTAAAAGCTACGTTAAAGTTTGTTTTAGGGTTTCTATATGTTATATTATCTATACGTGTACCATTATTTATAGCATCAGTAATTTTAATTGCAAGAGTTTCCGTTTTAACTTTGTTAAGTTGGTTCTTTTGTATTTGTGTATCTCTTGCTTTTTCCATTACAGCAGTGTCTTTACGTTTTTCTGCTGTGTACATAACTGGTAATTTTTTACCATCTTTAGACTTCATTGTGGATAAAGCATCCCACAAAGTATTATCATACGTAGGTTGACTTTTTAAAAGATTATAAGCATTATCTATTGCTCTTTTAAAATCAGGCTTACCATTAGGTAAAGGATTAGCTTCTGCAAACTGCGTTATAATATTTTGATGATTCTTTATTTTTTCTTCTTTTGTTTGCCCAGTACTTAACATTGTTTGTGTATGGGTATCCATATTATTGTTGTTAAGTAAGTCAGTATTATACTTAGCTTTTGCAGCATTAAAGTCAGCTACATATTTAACATTATGTTTATCAAATGTTAATTGAGCAGCTTCTATAACAAGTTCATCAGTACCTTGATTTTTTAAAGTTTCTAGATAATTATATTGATGTTTTTTAATTGGCTCTAAATAAGAAGTACTAGTATAATCTTTAACATAAGTCTTTTCATTTACTTTAAAATCGTTTTCCACACTTAGGTTTAATTCATATGCATTTGTTTCCATCTGTGCATACTTAGATTTTAATCTAAAGTTTTCTATTTCTCTTTCACGTTTTAATCTGGTCTCTAAGTTTTTATCTTCTACAGCTTTTACTGCTGGAGCTATAGCATCTACAAACTGACTTAAAGGAGAAGGTTGTGTTTGAATTTTTGCAGGACGTACATAAGTATCTACTGGTCTTGCTACAGGTTTAGTAGAAATTCCACTAATATCTAAACCACTTACTGGAGTTCTCTTTGCCATTTAATACCTCATAAATTATGTGGATGTTATACTGAAAGGAGGTGCTTTTATTAAAGGAGTTATAAGGTCACCATACGTTCCTTTTTCTACTAAGTTTGTTACATTTTTATTAGCTAATAAATCCATACCAAATAACTTACCATCACCATATTTAACTGAAGCTGTAGCTGCAGCTGATGCTCCTTTTACTATAGCAGCACCTAAACTAGGTTGTACTCCTCTTTGTAAAGCATTAATACTATTTAAAGCTTCTGCATTAAGACCTGTTTTTTCTAGTTCAATTTGTGTAAGAATGTTTTCAATATTAGCATTATACTTATCCATACCTCTAAGTTTTCTAGCTTCTGTTAAATCTATCTGTTGTTTAACTGATTTACCAGATACTCCTGCTTCACCTGCAGCCACTTTTTGGCTTTCTTTTGTCTCTAAAGCTTTAATAGCTAGAGCCATTTTATCTTCTGCTACTGCTTCTACTTCTTGTATAGCTCTTGTGTTAAGTGCTTGTATCTTTAAGTCACGTGCAGCTACTGCATTAATTCTGTTCTGTTGATACCTAGCTTCTTGTGCTTTTGCTTCATTGTTTTTATTAAGCAACTCAAAGCCTACTTGAGCCATCTGCAAATATGCCTGTGGAGGTAATCCTGCCATGTTATATCCTTACAAATTCTAAAAAGGGTTTACCCCATTGGTTATGTTTGTTAATAAAAGTAAAACCCAAAAACTTAAGCCACTTTATAGCCACAGTATACTCTGCATCAACAGAGTTAGTCAAGATAGTATACTTTTTATTCATTTCTTTTGTCAATCTTTTAGACTCTCTTAAAAAAGTTATCCATATTTTATGAACAGCAGGAGTAGTAAGTAACCAAACACACGCAACTGTGTCATCCTGTCTAGCTACTCCATATATACCTGCTATTTCATTTGTTTCTGATACTAGAAATGTCCAACATTCGTCAGACAAATCTAATCCAGTTTGTAAAGCCTTCTCTGTACTACCATGTGATGCTATCACCTCTTGCCTATCTTCAGGTCTAAGATTATTACATAGATAATCTACATCTTCTTGGGTGCTTTGTCTCACATGGGCTTTCATTATAGTCTCCTAGAACGTAGTACAAAGAATCCTTCCCACTCAGCTGACTGAAATATACATGGGAAATGACTAGAACTTTTTAGTGTAATACTTGTTTCATTACCATGTCCAAGTACTCCAAAACGGTAAGTACCTGAGTCAATAGCAGCTTTGTTTAAAACGTTAGAAGCAGCACCAACAATACGTCCAGTAAAGTTTCTTACATAAGGGGTACGTTTTGAGTGAGTGACTTCTGCTTGAAAGAAACCTGTATTGCTATAAACAACTGCATAGTTTCTTATATGTAACTTACCTGTTGTTATAGATTTGTCACCATTTTTAACAATAGGCTCAGAGAATTGGTACTTAAATTGAAAAGGTATACCTGCAAATACTACTTCTGATGCAGCTAATTTAGCAGCTACAGCAGATAAAGGTATAATTTTACCTGTCTGATCTACATAAATAACTGCACTATCTGTATAAGGTATAGCTGTGAGACCACCTGTTTGTAATTTAACTCGTCTATCTAAATGAATACTAAATTTATTAGTTGTATAATTTGTAGCATCATCTACAGATAAGTTAATACGTTCAAGAAATAAGTTGTTAGCACGTTTGACTAGTAATGTTATATCAGCACGATTAAAGGATACTCCAAGTATATCTCCTGTAAACGTCCAACGTGACCAAGAGGCTTGTAGTTTTTCTCTACCTCTCCAATAGTATCTATATACATAGACAGCTTGTGGGTCATTATCTGTTTGTACAAGTAGCATATCTTCGTTAGAAGAAGCTTGTATATTAATTATCTCACCATCTAAGTACTCAGGGACATGTGCTGAAATCTCTGTAGCATCATTACTATCTGTATCAGTATCTACAAAGTATTCCCAACATCCAGACCATGCTCCTCTTTTAGAGGCAAAGTAAACAAACCTACCTGCTTGTGCTGGTTTAGCTCTTAAGGAGGCTTCAAACTCTGTAGTATTAGATATGTTAATAGTCTCAGGTGTTAGTACTGGATCAGCAGTAACTTTAAACTGTGTTAAATCTGAGAATAATAATAGGGATTCATTAAAAGGTACAGCATGTTTAAGTATGCTAACCTTGTTAGAAGATACTGCAACATCAATAGGGTCACTGTCTACTATAGTTAATACTGACTTACGGAAAAAGTCAAAGCTTGTAAACTCTCCTGCTCTGGAGAATATAACATTCTCATCAGCTAGTACACCTAATCTGTTACGGTGAAAGAATATATCACTTAATGTAAAACCTACAAAAGAAGGGAAGGAGTTAGTATTATCATCACCTACAGTTCTTGGTTCATAAGTGACAGGATCAAACTGAAAGTTACCATTAGCTAATTTAGTTAGCTTGTGTGGCATAGTTGTAGGATTTAAGCTTGTTAATATGTTAGGCTCTAGTGTTTCTTTCCAGACTTCATCATCTGTAAATCTTACATAATAATCATCTTGAGCTTTCTGATTATCTCCTGATACTTTTATGACATAACC